CTACACATGAAGTCTGGTGCAAGGAAATGGGGAGCCATGTCGGGGACGGACATGGTTAGTAGTCGGCGCCTGTGGATTCTTTACTCAGCTCTGATGTGACATCCACCGGTTCATTCCGCATGGCTGGGCCATTCCCGAAGGGATATGGTTCAGTATTGGGTGAGCCGCCACTAGCTTAGCATGAACGCTGCCCGGTTATTTGGGTATATGCTTTGCGATGATGTGGAGGTGTAAAATAGGGAGGCCCGTCCCTGCCGGCCGAATTACCTTCCGTGAGCAGCCCATCCCACGTGGGAAGCTCCAGAGCCAATTTGCGGCTGCACGTCACTGCAGTGAAGGTGAAGGCCAAGGTGGATCCAGCTCATCACTGGAGTAATCCACGCACCCGACCGGTCTATCGGGATGAACCTGGACGCTCGCGGGAGACCGTACTTAGAGCGGAGGGGAGCCGGAGGGTGAGGTTACGGTACCGTCCAGAGGAAGTCTGATCAACGCGGCCTTTGGAACGTAGATGGATCAGTGGGAGGCGCGCATGGGCGCGCTTGTTTTTCCTCCATGCTTGTTACCATTCGCGTTGTTAGGAAGAGTCCCCGGTAACAAGTGTGTGAAACCGCAGCAGTCGACCGACTGAAAGCAATGACCAAAGCACCGAAGAAGGGTACGACCAAGAAGATTTTGAAGAAGAAAGGTAACGGCCAACGTGCGAGGGCCGATAAGGTCCAGGCACAGGGCACCGGGCGCGTGCCTACACGCGCTTTCGGTGGCAAGCGCGGAACCGGTTTGGAAGGATGGGATGCATTCAGCCCGGCTCATCTTCCTCTTCCGAGGAGTGTTGGGCCGTACACCGTTGTCCGCACGACCCGCCTGATATCATCGTCAGCGAGGGTCAACGTCTTCGGCACGTTTTCAGAGAACAATTACTTCACAGATCCGTCTGGGGAGAAGTTCATGACGGGCAAGGAGTGGGTGACATTTGGCATGTTATCGAGTGTAACGCCTGGGAATCCCATCAATGCCGCTGGGAACACCACTGCTACGGCCATCCCGTTTCCGGGCGTGACCACCAACGGTTCGACGTTGACTGCAGTGCCCGCGGCGATCAGTGTCCAGATCATGAACCCGAACCCGCTACAGGCCACGGCTGGCATTGTTGCGGGTACGGTGTGCTCGACGCAACTTGATTTGCGTGAACGTACCGAGACGTGGGACAATTTGGGTGCTGAGATTGTGTCTTATATGAGACCAAGGTTGTTGTCGGCTGGCAAGTTGGCACTCCGTGGAGTGCAGATTGACAGCTATCCTCTGAACATGGCGGCATGTGCAGAGTTCCGTCCGGTCCGCGCTGGGACCGACGGTGACATAACCTTGAATGCATCAAGCGGGCTGTATCCTGAAGGATGGGCACCTATCGTGATCGTGAACCAGGGCGAGAACCTGACGTTGGAATTCCTCGTGACCATTGAATGGAGAGTCCGATTTGACATTGGCAATCCTGCGGTGTCTTCTCACCGCCATCAGGGTGTCACGAGTGACGCGCACTGGGACACGATGCTACGTGCAGCACAGTCGAAGATGCATGGTGTGTGCGACATCGTTGAGCGTGTCGCCAATGCCGGTGAAGCCGCTGCGAACATGGCCGCTGCTGGGCAGCGTGCGTACCGGATGCTTGGGCCCGCCGCGCGGGCTCCATTGGCACTTGCTGGATGAAGGCTGACTGCTTCGGCAGTCCCGGGGTGGCGGCCCCGTTGTTGCGTGCGCCGCTGGGCGTACGAGAGTCGTGGTGACGTTAAAATCCTCCCGGTGAGGGGCTGCTGCCACAGTCCTGATCCACTTGGCCCTTCCGAGGGGCAGTTAAAAG